ATTTCCTGAACTTAGGAGGAGTTTGGGTCCACTCATACGCATCACAATCGTACATTACAAGGTATGAATCAGTAGCTCTGGATACAGAGTAACCTTCATTCTCGTAATATTCGATAGCACATCGTACATTCAAAGACAAACTTTCTGTCTTTTTCATACCTATAAATACTCTCAAAAGAAAGCACTTATAGGTATGCTATCCGAAGATAGCAGTACCAAGTAATAGTTACGCTACACGAGCCTCCCACCGCTCTTTAGCCTCAGCATCAACCAGCTCTTGTATGATATCCTCATCACAACGTAACGCACAGAACCAATGAGAGACACGGTTGTTACCAGCAACCCCAAGAACAACAGGAAGCTCATGACGAACTACACGACGCAAGATGTCAGTAAGCGCAGCACGCTCACCATCATTGGCCAACCCGTCATAACGACAAACAGGCGTATCACCAGAAGACAGGTGTAGACGAACAGACCTAGAAGAAGCCAACCACTCGTAAGACAAGATGCGAACAGGCTTAGACCAAGCCAACCAAGACGCAGGTGAAGGACGAGACACATCGAACGCAGATGGAACAAAAGATAAAGACAACATAACAACACTCCAAGTAAGAACGACAAGCGACCGAGAACACAGGGCACAAGCCGAACGGAGACGGAACGACACAAACGAGCGCCCCAAAGCAGGACGAACGCGGACGAACCGAGACCCAACGAGCCGACCGACACGAAGGGGGGCCAGGAAACCCACGAGGGTACCCGAACACCAAAAATATACACATGTAACAAACAGAGGCACCGAGATGATTGAAGAAGAGTTGGCCAAACTCTCCAAGGGAGAGCTAAGAGAATACCTAGAGCTACAAGAAGCTTTAGCAAAGAAAAAGAAGTGGAATCATTGGAAAAAGAATCCTAAAGATTTCATAGAAGAATGTTTAAAGATATACCCTAAAGATACTACATTAGGCTTAATTCCGTTAAAAGTTAATTCCGCTCAGATCTTAATTATTAATGAATTTAATAGGCAGATGATGGGAGACAGTAAGTCTCCTAAGAGCGATAGCTCGAATGGTAGAGGGTATGTACGAATGATTATTTCAAAATATAGACAAGCAGGATTTAGTACAATTTCTTCTGCCCTTATTTTTTGGAGAGCATTGTTCTATGGGAATACTAAAGCTGTAATTATTTCATTAGATAGGCCTACTACTGAAAGTATTTTTAGTATGAGTCAGACGTTTTGGGAGGAATTACCAGAGGGTATTAAACCTGAGTTAGATAAGTCTAATATTAGGGAGATGGGTTTTCAAAGTAACAATAGTAAGTATAGAGTATTTACTGCTGGTGCTGATAATCCAGGTAGGGGTACTACAAATAATGCTCTTTTATGTGATGAAGCTGCATTTTTTCAGAGTGGTGAGAAAGTATTAGCTGGTTTATTCCAGTCTATTTCTTTGACTAAAGGTAGTATTATTATCATTAATAGTACTTCTAATGGTGCTCAAGGTGCTTATTATGACTTATGGATTAAGGCTGAGAAGAAAGAAGGATATTTTATTCCGTTATTTGTTCCTTGGTTTTTACAGGATGAGTATCGTATGGAAGCCCCTGAGGGGTTTGAGAGAGATACTGAAGAAGAGAGATTAGTAGAGAAATATTCTTTAGATAACAATCAGTTATTCTGGAGGAGAATTAAGATATCAGAGACTTCTACTCAGTTATTTAAGCAGGAGTATCCTTTTACCGCTCAAGAGAGTTTCATTCAGAGTGGTAGAGGTGTATTTGATGCGGAAGCATTAAGTAAGTATGTACCAGAAGATCCTGAAAGTATTAGAGAGTATTCAGAGAGTAATGCTATCTTTGACCTTGATAAAGAAGGAGCGCTTAGTGTATGGAAATCTCCTAATATGGAGACTAAGTATATTATTGGGGCTGACGTAGCTCAAGGTGTTGGTGGCGACTATAGTTGTGCAGTAGTAATGACCTCTGAAAGAGAGGTAGTAGCTCTATACAGAAATAATCGGATTGATCCTAGTAGGTTTGGTCAGGTATTATTCTACTTAGGCAGATGGTATAACAACTGTCTTCTCTCTTGTGAGAGTAACTCTATCGGTATTGCTACTTTACAACAGTTACACTATATGAGTTATCCTAATATTTACAGACAGAAGAAGACAGCTAATGCACAGTTAGATATTATTAATACTTTAGGTTTTAAGACTACAGTAAGTACTAAGGCACCTATCATTTCTAATCTACAGAATATGGTTAAGGACTTTGACATTAATATTCCTTCTTTAGTTATTCTTAATGAATTAAAGGATTATGTAGTACACGAGACACTATCAGGCGGTACTAAGATGGGAGCAGCAGTAGGAAAGAATGACGATACAGTTATGGCTTTAGCTATTTGTTGTGAGGCTTTTAGGACTGATGGGGATAGATTAACATTAAACCGATTTAGTTGGAGTGAGACGAACCAATCGTCTTATGTTCAAGATACTAATTGGTTGTAAGGAGATATTATGGATTTAAGCGTAACTACGGGTAACTTAGATTTAGGAGAAAACTCCTTATATCGGATGTACTTGGATAGATTAAGAACAAAGTACGAAGGGCATCCGACTGTTACTGATGCTGATTTACAAGAAGCTGCCAGACAAGGTGTTGTTCAATCGGGTTCTGGTTTCTATATCCCTAATGAGCAGTATCAAATTGGGGGCAAGGACTACCTTATTAAGGGGGGTACTTCTAACTTTAATACTATTTGGGATAGAGCAGAGAAACTTTCAGGTACAAGAAGGGGTTATGAGGATAAGCAAGCACTATATGAAGCTAATCAACCTAATAGAGAGGCAGCGGAATTAGAAGCAGAGATGCGTAGAGACCAAGCTAATCAAGATAGGTTATATAGAGAAGAGATGCATCGTATGGCTAATGATAGAAATTTAGCTATACATAATGAAACAGGTAGAGAGCGCTTTGGTGATGATTATTCCCAAGACAAGATGTACCCTAAGGGTGGTTTTGGAGATGCTTGGCACACCCCTATCACAGGTAGGCAAGGGTATGTTGATAATTACCCTCTTGTAGATAAGTCCTTTCTTACAGATTGGATGTACCCTACAGATCCTAATAAAGATGCTAAAGAATACCAACAGTCTTACGAGAAATTACCACAAACAATTTGGTAGAAATTAAATTAATCAGCGAGAGAGCGAATGAGCAAGCAGGATATAGAGAAGGTCGATGACGACCAGTTGATCCACTCGATTGACAAATATATAAAGAACTCCGATGGAGGTTACACAGGTAATTCAGATGTCTCTAAGAGACGTGAGAATTCTATTTATGAGATGAGTTTAGAGCCTAGGGGCGATTTAGCACCACAAGGTGTATCTAAGATTGTTTCATCAGATTCAGCAGAGATTGCAGAGGGGTATACTGCTTTAATTACTAAGCTTTTACTTGACAATAATAAGTTAGCTATGTTTGTACCCTATGATGACTCTATTGCTGCTACTAAGAGAGCTCAAACAGCTTCTTCAGTGGTTAATTACTGTCTATTTAATTCTAATTCTGATGGTTGGAGTAAGTTATCCACATGGATGAAGAGTGCAGTAGTACTAGGTAATAGTGTTATTACTTGGGGTTGGGAAGAAGACTTTGATTATGAAGTTGAAGAGTATGACTCTATTGATGAGGTATCTCTTGACCAATTATTAGCAGACCCTGACTTAGAGATTGTAGGTACACTACAACTTAATGAAGAAATTACTTTATTAGGCACAGGTGTAATTACTTACACTGATGTACGCTTAAGACGTAAGATTGATAAGTCTGGTGTTAAGATTAAGAACATTCCACCTGAGTCTTTTATCATTGATCGCTCTGCTACATCTATTACTGATGCTAGGTTTGTAGCTATCATAAACGATATGACTCGTTCTGATATTAGAAAGATGTGGCCTGATTATAAGGGCGATATTGCTGACTTAGGTGAAGAAATGGCTTGGTCAGAGTTCAATATCGAGAACTTTGCTAGAAAAGATGCCGCAGGTATCAGAACTTGGGATATTAATTCTGATACTGAAGAAGAAGAAGCTAATATTGAGGTAACTGTAGTAGAATGTTGGGTTAGAACAGATAGAGATGGTGATGGTATAGCAGAACTTAAGCATGTAATCAAAGCTGGTGATGTTATTCTACAAGAGGATGATGTTTCTTACATTCCACTAGCTATGCTTAACCCTATTGAGATTCCTCATGAGTTTTATGGTCTATCTTTATTAGATATGGCACGTAGTCAGACACAAGCGACTACTGCTATCCTGAGGGGCTTCGTAGAGAACGTTTACTTCGGTAACTACGGTAGAACTTTAGCAGATCCTAATGTAGTAGACTTCGCTGCCTTACAGAACCCGATGCCTAAGCAAATTATTGCTACTAATGGTAATCCTGCAGCAGCTACAATGCAATTACAACCTGAACCTATCTCTTCTGGTACCGCTGGTATGCTAGAGTTCTTAGGTTTACAAAAAGAACAATCAACTGGTCTTACAAAGACTGCTATGGGCTTAAATGATACATTATATGTGTCAGGTAACTCAGAACAGAAGATGGCTG